CTAACGAGTCTATCTTGCGGTCTAACCTGGGGTTCAACGATTCTAGAGTAGGGGCTCGGAAGTAGTCTCTACTGCTCTCTAAGCGCTGAGACCACGGTTAGACTCGAGAATATCACTAGCGCTGCTCATCGAGAACGAGGTAGAAATGCCACCGATTCATATTCCTGATACTCACTACTTAGGACAATGCGACGTGTGGGAATTCCCTTCAGTAACTCGTGCACAGAAAGTGCATCTTGTCTACCGGGGAAAGTTCGGTATTCGATGCACTTGCGAGGGATGGACCTTTACCGGACACTGCAAGCATGTTGATCAAGTTCCGATCAAAGTCGAAGGTGACTGATGGATCTCGACTCCATGTTCGATGACATGGACAAGTTCGATCTCGAAGGCGCAACTAAGCTGACGCCACGAGAGTACGGCAAACTTCGAGGCATGGCACCTCAAATGGTGTACTACTGGATTCGTAACAAAGTCATCGAGACGGAGACGTGCGTCTGTGGAAGACGAGTGGTTGACGTCAAGGCCTGCGACGAAGCTCTTTCGACGCGTAAGAAAACATGATGGCAAAGACTTCAAACCGGTTAGCGAGTACAAACCGGAGCGAGGAGCCTGGTGCCCGAGTTGTAGGAACTTCGGCGGAACATGGCGAAGGTACTACTTGTACAAGGGCGCTTGGTGGAGACAGACAAACTGCAACGGTTGTGACTCAACCTTAACTGAGGAGGCACTAGAATGACTATTTCAATCGAAGAGATCAATCGTCAGATCGAGAGACGTCTGGAAGAGATCGAACACCTCTCCAGGCGTAGGGCTCTGTTGGAGTCTCTCCCGGAGGACATCTTCGAGAACGGCAACATCATTTCGTTCACGAAGCACTTCGCAGGTACCTCGACAGAGTACAGCTATGCTGCCATCAAGGCTCGGGGTCTGTGGTATACTACGGGACCGAAGTCGCCGAAGGCATACACTTGGACGGACTTGATCGAATGGTTGGGTGCAGACGCGATGTCGATTGCCTACTGTTCTGAGTTCGAGGAAATGGCCTAAATGGGCCTCTTCGATTTCCAACAAGAGGGAGTCGATAAGCTCTGGCAACAGGAAGCAGTACTGGTTGCTGACGAGATGGGTCTAGGTAAGACCTACACAGCAATCGAACTGGATAGATGCCATCGTCAGAGCGACGTCATGTGGACAGCACCTAAGCGTACGCTTGTCATCGCCCCTCTTACAGTTCTATCTAGCTGGGCAGATCACTGTAACGAGTTAACGTCACTTCCCTTCTTTACGGTTGATCCTAAAAACCGTGATAAGTCATTTGAAACCTTCATGGTATATACGGACAATGATAGAGGAGGAATCTTCCTTTGTCATTGGGATGTGCTTCGGTTCTTTGTCAAAAACGAGACGTTCAAAAAGGTCTACTGGCATCATGTCATCGCTGACGAATGTCATAGGGCTAAGAATCGAAAGGCCCAACAGACACAGGCCTTGAAGAAGATCAAGTGCAAGTTCAAGACAGCTATGTCTGGTACGCCGGTAGTCAATCGTCCTGATGAGCTCTGGAGCATCCTGAACTGGTTGTATCCAAATGCCTACAGTGCTTACTGGCGCTTCTTCGAACGCTATACGGAATACACGATCAAGTATCCGGAAGGGTATAAGATCGTAACAGGACCTAAGAATGTTCGAGAGCTCCAGACAAAGATGGATCCTTTCTTTGTACGACGTCTCAAGAAGGATGTCTTAAAGGATCTTCCAGACAAGTACTATACACCCCTGTGGGTAGAGCTCAGTGGCCCGCAGCGTAAGGCATACGACTCAATGCGTAAGGAGATGATTGCATGGGTTGGCCAGCACGCAGATCAACCACTTGTTGCACCCGTGATCATTGCACAACTGATCAGGCTACAACAGTTCGCAGTTGCTTCCGCAGCGCTAACGGCGGATGGGGTTATCTTAACCGACCCATCGTCAAAGGTCGATGCTCTGATGCAGATACTAGAGGACAATCCCGATGAACAGATTGTCGTTTGGAGCCAGTTCAAGCAACTCATCCGACTTGTCAACGAGAGGCTTGCACGAGCGAAGATTGCAGTGGTGTCAGTTACCGGCGACGTGGCTCAGTCGCAACGTGGTGAAAACGTCAGACGGTTCCAAAGAGGTGACGTACGTGTGTTCTCGGGAACGATATCGGCTGGCGGTGTTGGTATTACACTCCACGCGTCCTCTACAGCGGTCTTTCTCGATCGATCGTGGTCTCCTGCCGTCAACCTACAGGCAGAGGATCGTCAGCACCGCATCGGGCAAAAGAATGCTGTTCAGATTATTGATATCATGGCCCGTGATACAGTCGACCTAGGGAGGCAGCAGAAGCTGGAACTTAAGTGGAGTTGGATCAGGAGTCTTCTAGGAGACACGTGATTTCAGAAAATGGGTTCTATATAATAGGACCTATGCGAGTGTATTATTGACTTAGCAGGAGTAGAGATGTTTGAAGGTAGCTTCCCCAAAAACGTTGGTAGTAGCAATAGGTGTGATGGCCATAAGCGTCGCGGCTATCAACTCACCTGAGGAAAAAACCATAAGGGTATCAACACCCAAACCTGAACCAGTACAAGCTCAATACTTAGCCGTGTCAGCACCATATGATGGCCTCCTCGAAGCGCAAGCGGCATACGATGCCCAGCAGGAAGCAGCCCGCAAAGCTGCAGAAGAGGAGGCGGCTCGTGTAGCAGCTGAAGAAGAAGCTGCCAGACAAGCTGCAGCTGAAGAAGCCGCCAGACAAGCGGAAATGGCTCGGCGGACTACCCCCGTACCACAGGGGTCATCGTCACCAGTACAAGTTCAAACAGGTGGCTGTTGTGGGCCACATTCAGATGCATGGTGGCAAGGTGTTGCCGTGTGTGAACAAGGTGGAAGAAACGATCCTTACTTCGGCTATTTCAGCTTTATGGACGGTAGCCAAGGAGGTAAGCCTTGGGCTGATCAAGTGGCTGCGGGCAACGCTCTCCTGGCACGTGCTGGTAGAGAAGTTGGGCCATGGGCGGCATCATGTGTCGCAGCAGGTTACAACGCATCACCAGGAGGCTAAGAGTGAGTTCAAGAAGTTGAGTAGGCAGGGCAAGATGGGAGCCATTGTTATGATTATCATCTTCGCCCTGCTACTCTACTGTATCATCGTAGTAGGAGCCATAAATGGAAACTAAAAAAATCCTGATCCAAGTCCAAGCAACTATGTATGTACCTGAATCAATGCCGATTCCTGATGTGATTGAACGGACCAGTACGCTGGCTCAGTTAGCTCTCCGTGAGGTTGGAGGGATACACACTGTGATTGAACAGTGTAACGTAATGGAAGTGCCTTCGCACCTAGATGGAAAGGGCTTCACATGAACGATCACGACGCCTCTGTCAAGCTAGCAAACGCAATGGTGAAGGACTGGCAGCAGTACCTTACTGACCTAACTGCGGTACCACCAGTAGTTGAACCACCTCCCGTTATCGATCCTCCGCCCGTCGTTACTCCTCCACCTGTCACTACAGGGCGCCAACCAGTACTCGCATGGATCGGCACGTTCCAGGCACACTCACTGCCGCAGACCTCGGCGCTCGCTGGCGTCGTCGTGTCGTCCAGCGATCCCGAGTCGCCTGTCAACGCCGACCTGCTCGCGCAACTCGCGTACCTCAAGCCCTCGGGGATGATCCTGTACGGCGGCTGCTACCTCGCGCTTGCGATGTCGTCGTGGAAGACTGAGTGGGTCGACCGCATCAAGGCGTACTCGGTGGCATGCAGCGGGAAGCTGGCGTTTGATCCCGAGGCGTACCCACCGGTCGAGGGTTCCGTGTTCAACGGCATCACCGCTGCTGACTCGTATCACCGTGGGTTCATGCTCGGTAACCTCGGTTCGGTGATCATCTACATGCCGTCAGGGCAAGCCGGATGGCCGGGTTGCTACAACGATGCGGTCCAGGTGAAGGCGCACAACCCTGGTGCGTTCACCAACAACCGTTTTGCTGACTTCGTTGACGGCATGGTGGCAGCAGGCACCGAAGTCATCCTCACCGACGCCAGCTTCCATGCCGGTCCGCAAATCTCTGGCTCCTGGGAGACAGACATCGCGCAGAGCGTCGCCGCGGTGAACGGCCGGTTCCCGAAAGGCGTGAAAGCGAGCGTGATGCTGTGGCCAGATAACGACGAGGCTCGGGGACCGTACAGCCCTGCCGACATGCACACAGCGTTTGAGGCAGCGACGCGGCTCTGTACCGGCCCGGTGATCATGTACCAGCACACGCTCCACCAGGACGGCGCTGCGTGGGCGGCGTGGCTCGCAGCGATCAAGGCGGCACAAGCATGAGAGACGGAATCGATACGGCCTTCTATATCTTCACCGGAATTGAGGAACAGAAGACCTTGGCGCATGCGGAAGAGATTGTTCGTCAAGGGAAGATCGTTGACGTGCACTTCCACAAGAAGCACGAACTAAACAGGTGCTCACCCAACTGCTTAACGCCCATGGAAATTCCTGAATACTAGTGGATTTCCAGTTGATACTTCCCTCGAGCTGGTATATAATAGAAGGAAGCATATGGACGATAAAATAATCATTCGGACCTCAGACCGACTCTCATTCAAACGATGTCGACAGGCTTGGGATTTCGGGTCGAAGATTCGTCAGAACTTCGAACCCCTAGACCGTCCCTTGCCTCTTGACTTCGGTGTAGCTATCCATGCAGGTCTTGAAGTGTACTATGAACCTTCGACCTGGGGAATGGATCGAGAGGTAGTTGAACTAACTGCCCTTCAACGGTTTGTCGACGTGTGTTACAAGAACCGTACCGACTACATCAAGAGTCTTCCTGAAGGTGTCTTTGACATTGATCCCATGATCGAGCAGGAACGGTTCACAGAACCTCTTGCACTGGGTATCGGAATGTTGAAGCACTACTTCAAGTGGGCGCCTCAACGAGACTTGTTCACTCCCGTTAAGGTTGAGATCGAGTTCGAGGTACCTATTCCTGTACCAGGATGGCTAGACCTTCATGCTCCCTTCCATTCTAAGATGGATGGAAATCTTTGGTACGATGGAGTCCCTGTCGTCTACCAAGGGCGCATTGACGTTCTAATCATGGATCTGTTCGGTCGGTACTGGATTGTTGATCACAAGACAGCAGCCCAGTTTGGTGGTACTGAGTACCTGGAGATGGACGAACAGTGCGGATCCTACATTTGGCCTCTGAGGAAGCTGTTCAATCTTCCTGTCGCTGGTGTAATCTACAACAGGTTGCTCAAGGCGGTACCTCATCCACCAGCCAAGTTGCAGAGTGGAGCGTTCTCGGTCAACAAGCAACAGAGAACGACATACGAGGTGTACAAGCAGACCTTGATCGACAACGGAATCTCACCTGCAGCGTATGTCGACTTCCTAGAGTTCTTGCAGGACAAGGGTAACACTTTCTTTCAACGCATCCAGGTTCATCGTAGTACGAAAGAGATCGACAACCTGGAAGAACAGATCTGTGTTGAAGCTATTGACATGTTGAACACTCCTTCAATCTATCCGAACCCTGGATTGTTCAACTGCATGGGTTGTTCGTACCGTAAGCCATGTCTTGCTAAGCTTGACGGAAGCGACTACCAATGGATCTTGAAGGACCAGTTCCAACTCAGAAAAGGTGAACCCATTGTCGAACCCAGCGTATGACATCTTAACTGATCTCGAAGAGGGTGGACTTGAAACAAAAGTCCTAACGGCTGACACTCTTGGAGGACTCAAGGTGTCAACAGTACAGGAAAACATTGCGTACTTGAACCTCCTTATTTATGGCGATTCAGGGGCAGGAAAAACTTTGCTGGCTGGGTCTGCCTGGGAAGTACCTGAGATGCGTCCTGTACTTGTGATTGACATCGAAGGTGGAACGCTCACACTTCGTGAGAAGTTTCCTGAGGTGGAAGTCGTTCGAGTAGCGTCGTGGACAGACATGCAGAAGGTCTACGACGAACTCTTTAAGGGCACCGAGTACAAGACAGTTGTACTTGACTCGTTGTCCGAGATCCAGAAGTTCTCCATGGGACAGATAATGAAGTCCGTCAAGAGGGAGGACCCCAATCGAGACGAAGAGGTTCCGGGAATCAGAGAATGGGGAAAAAATCTCTGGCAAGTTCGATCAGTTGTCAGAGGATTCCGAGACCTACCTTATCACACCATATTTACGGCACTTGCAAGTCATGAACGAGACCCTCGAAATGGCCTTGATAAGACGGCACTTGGCCTACAGGGACAAGGTAAGAATGAAGTCCCCGGGTTCGTAGATTTTGTCCTCTACCTGTACGTCAAGAGAATTGACGATCAGGCGAAGAGGATGCTGCTCACCAAGATGACGGACAAGGAGGTTGCCAAAGACAGATCCGACAAGTTGCCTCAGGTAGTCGAACAACCTACAATGAAACTGATCTATGACTACGTCTTTTCGAAAGGAACTGAAGAATGAGCATCAAAGCTGACCTCAGTGGCATCCAGAGTGGTTTCAAGGCTGCCCCTGCGGGGACATACGCCTGCAAGATCACCAAGTGCGAGCTCACCGAAGCAGGACCGTCGGCGAAGAATGCCGGTGCGCCCATGCTCAAGTGGGAGTTCACCGTGCAGCCGCCATCCGAGTACGTGGACAGGAAGTTCTTCATGAACACCCTGCTCGTGCAGGAAGGCGACTTCGGGGGACTGAACCGCATCAAGGAGATCCTTGCAGCAACAGGACTCTACACCGAAGAGCAGTTGGCTGGCCCGATCGATTTCGAGCCCGACGACGTCATCGGAGTGGATGTCCGTTGCACGGTTCGTGTGAAGCCTGAGACCGAGCAGTACGACGAAGGCAACGATGTGAGGCGTGTTCGTCCCATGGGCGAAGACGAGGAAGAGTCCTCACTCCTTCCGTAGCCGAGATCGTAGGGGCCTGGTATAGAGACACCCTTTACGCACCCGAGTCTCTTGCCAGGCCCCTACACTTCTTCCACAGGGACTATATTGACTGCTGCCAGGCAAGAACAGTTCTTTAGAGTTGTCTTTGGCGAACATGAGGGATACGTCTGTTTAGCTCGGCGCAAGGCAAAGACACGACAGTTTGAAGAGGAGTTCTTTCTCTTCCCGAAGCAGCTGTCACAGATGGTTGCCTTTGCTCAGGAGTACACTGCAACATCTGATATGTACTTCTGTCCTCAACTGCTGGACAAGCCAAAGAGAGTCAAAGAGAACGTCAAGATTTGTCCTACCCTCTGGGCTGACTTAGATACTTGTCCTCCCGACAAGCTTCTTGTCACGCCCACTATTACTGTTGAGACTTCACCTAATCGGTACCAAGCCTACTGGCTGATCAAGTCTGAGATGGATCCCGGTACAGCTGAGGATCTGAGCCGTCGTATTGCCTACTACCACGAGGACGACGGAGCTGATAAGACTGGTTGGGATCTCACACAGCTGCTACGTGTCCCCTACACTTACAATCACAAGTACCAGGGGCTAGCAACTGTTCCTCAAGTGGCAATCATTTCCACTCATGCAGCACCTCTTGACGTTGAGGACTTTAAGGATTATCCCGAAGCGGAAGGGTTTGAATATTCAACTATTCCATTTCCGGATGTCCTTGTCAACGATCCAGAAAAAGTTCTAGACAACCACAGGGCTTACTTGCATCCACAAGTCTGGCCTCTTTTCACTGAGACACCGACCGAAGACTGGTCTCGTTATCTTTGGCTTCTGGAGAACTATCTCTTCGAGGCTAACCTGACACGAGAAGAAGTGTTTGTAGTCTGCCGTGCAGCTAAGTGTAACAAGTACAGTCGAGATGGTCGTAGTGAAAAGCTCCTGTGGAAAGATGTCTGCAGGGCGTGGGCACACGTTCAGGAGAAGGCTAAAGGTCATATTGCGCCTCCTACTGACACTTTGCTACCTGATCTGCTAAGCGATACAGAACGTGCTACCTGTATGGTAGACAAAACAATCGTCGAGGAGTACATTGAATGGGCGAAGACGTTGGGAGACGCAGCTTGGCAGTACCACGAAGCGGGAGCGTTCACCGTTTTGTCGTCCCTGCTAGCGGGCCCGGTGAGACTTCCCACGAGCTTTGGGATGGTCTTACCCAATTTGTGGTTCATGATTTTGGCAGACACCACGTTGACGAGGAAGACGACAGCCATGGACATTGCTATGGATGTTATCTCCGAAATCGACCCCGATGCAATACTTGCGACAGATGGTTCCATCGAGGGGCTAATGACATCACTTTCGATGAGACCGGGACGGCCATCGATCTTCCTTCGGGACGAGTTCTCCGGATTGTTGGAGGCATTAACAAAGAAAGACTACTACGCTGGTATGGCGGAGTCATTGACGAAACTTTACGATGGCAAACTCCAGAAGCGCATTTTGCGGAAGGAGACTATCGAGGTTCGAGATCCTGTACTAATACTCTTTGCTGGGGGTATCAGGTCCAGAGTACTGGAGCTCCTAACGCATGAACACATCTCTTCTGGGTTCATTCCTCGGTTCGTCTTCGTAACAGCTGAGTCTGACGTCTCAACACTCAAGCCTCTTGGACCTCCTACCGAAAAGTCTCTGGAGGGTAGAGCCGAGATCCTAGAAAAGTTCCGACAGATCCATAAACACTACTCAGGAACTACCAGCATTACCGTTGGGGATAAAACGGTAACCACGGCGAAGCGTTGGGATGTAGAGCTTACACCACAGGCGTGGCTTCGTTATAACCAGTTCGAGGCAGGAATGCTCGATCAGGCATTGAAGTCACCTCAAATGGAACTGCTTACACCAGTGTTCGACAGACTAGCTAAAAGCGGTCTTAAGGTCGCCATGCTCATTGCAGCTTCCCGTGTACTTGGAGATAAGGTTCTGGTCTCCGAAGGGGATATTGTTCGAGCATTCTACTACATTGAGAAGTGGCGCTGGCATACAATCCAAGTAATCAAGGGTGTTGGAACCACCTTCCAAGAACGTACTGTCGAAAAGGTTCTCAAGTCCATTAGAGTTCATCCAGGCATAGCTCGATCTCAACTAATGCAGAACCATCACCTGATGCGAAATGACGCTGACCGAATATTTGACACACTTGAACAACGCGGACTCGTAAACAGGGTTAGAAGTGGCAGAGCAGAAAAACTGTTCCCGGTGGCAACGGAGGGATAATGATGAACGACCGTGCAGTAGTCATCACTAGTGGAGGACTTGACTCAACAGTCTTGTGCCACTACGCTCAAGGTATGTATCAGGAACTTCACTTGATGGGATTTGACTATGGACAAAAGCACAAGAAGGAGTTGGAGTATGCTGAGGCTACTGCTAGTCGCCTTGACACTTATTGGAATCTGGTTGATCTTGGCTCTATTACTGGGCTCATTAGCGGGTCTGTACTTACGTCGAATAAGCAAGCAGTACCCGAAGGCCACTACGCAGAAGAAAACATGAAGCTGACAGTCGTACCGAACCGTAACATGATCATGTTGTCGGTAGCCATTGCCCATGCCGTCGACATCGGAGCGAAGGTTGTCCTAGCAGGAATGCATGCAGGTGATCACCCAGTGTATCCTGACTGTCGTCCTGAGTTCATCAAGGAGCTGAACGATGCAGCAGTCGTTGGAAACGAAGGGTTTGCAGCGCCTGGCTTTAACTTGTTGGCACCTTTCGTCAACATCAGTAAGGCTGACATCGTTGGGCTTGGCGCTACTCTGGGAGTGCCTTTCGCCGAGACCTGGTCCTGCTACAAAGGTGGTGCAAGACACTGCGGGCGATGCGGCACGTGCGTTGAGCGAGCTGAGGCGTTCTCTATCGCCGGAGTAGAAGACCCAACAGACTATGCTGATTCCGAGTACTGGAAGCTTGTCACAGGAAGGAAATAATGTTCATTAAGGCGCCGCTCGAAAACTTCTCTCCCTTTCAGACTCTTGGTAGTGCCGTAACCCGAATAGATGTTCAGGCTCAGGGAGGAGGCAACGGTCAAAGAGAAAGTCAGTCCTTGGTAATGGTACAACTCAGTACTGCCTATGGCGACTTCCTCTTTGCCTTTGAAGCAGAACATGCCAAGGAACTCTTTAATGCCGGACTCAAACATGTCAAGAGCATTGAAGACATGCCCATACCGTCAGATCTGATCATTCCTGAAATCATACTGCCACCCAACTTTGACCCTAGGGGGCCGGATGCCGTCGATTGAAGTCAACCATAACGTAGAGATGGGACATAGACTGTCACTACAACCTGACAGTAAATGCTTTCATCTACATGGTCACTCCTGGCGTGTGTATCTGACGATCTACGGACCGATGAATGCTCACACTGGAATGATCATGGACTTCGGTGAAGTCAAGAAGAAGTTCCGAGAGTTCCTCGACACCAACTATGACCATCACCTCTTACTGAACCCGACTGATCCACTGATAACTTTCATGGGTGATAACGATCCACACTACAGAGGACTTCTCAATAACTGGGGTGTCACTGTAACTGATGGCCGAGATCCTACTGTAGAGAACTTTGCTTCGATCATCTACGAGTGGGCGAAAAAGACTTGGACAGACGATTGGTTCAAGTTCAACGTAAAGGTTTACGAAGCAGCTACCAACTGTGCTTCGTACGGTGATTTTGAGTTGTCAGGATACCAAGGACAGGAGCCACGTGAAGCTCGTTGAAGTGTATACAAGTGTTCAAGGTGAAGGACCTCATACAGGGTTGCCAATACAGTTCGTTCGCTTCGGCGGGTGTAACATGCGATGCCCTGGCTGGCCGTGTGATACACAGTTTGCGATCGATCCCATCTACAAAGACGATTGGAAAAGCCTTACTCCGGAACAGGTAATCGACGAAGTACAACCCTGGCCTCAGCATGTCTGTATGACAGGCGGTGAGCCTCTCATTCAACCTAACAGACAACTAGAACAGTTTGTGAACGGTTTGGGAAGAGACTGGAAGATTGATCTCTTCACAAACGGATCACAAGCACTTCCCCCTTGGGTGTTTACCGACAAGGTCACAGTCGTCATGGACTGGAAGCTTCCAGGTAGTGGAGAGTCCGAGACAGACGTTGTAATGCGTAAGGCGAATGCTAAGATGCTTCGCTCCAAGGACGCTATCAAGTTTGTCTGTAAGGACGAGCACGATCTTGAGTTTGCAACACATTGGACGAGTGAGTTCTACTCCATGGGTGTCAAAGCTCCCCTGTGGGCAGGGATAGTGTGGGGCGGCGATTTGACAGATGAACTGTTAGTATCTTATATCACCTGGAAGAAGCTTCCCTGGCGTCTGAACGTGCAAGTGCATAACCACATTTGGGATCCTCAGGAAAGAGGACGATGATCGTTAACACGGACCAAAGTTACTACGAACAGCGTGATGAGGATCTGTACAACGCTGCTACAGCCTTTTCAGAAGTACTGACTCTGATCGTTCCCGACTACAATGCTGACGACATCCATATGATGGAGACGCCAGAACGATTCGTGAAGATGCTCCGAGACCTAACTGAGCCTGAACGCTTCAACTTCACTACGTTCGACTCAAACGTTGACGAGATGGTCGTTGTTAGTGACATTCCCTTCTACACCTTCTGTGCCCACCATGTATTGCCATTCCATGGCGTGGCCCACGTTGCTTACCTACCACAGGGGAAGTTGTGTGGTATTAGTAAGTTGGCTAGGACAGTACAGCATTACTCGAAGGGTTTGAACGTTCAAGAAGAGTTGACAACTAAGATTGCCGACTTTATTGAAGACAAGTTGAACCCTATCGGTGTTGGTGTTGTAATGAAGGCAGAGCATCTTTGTATGACAATGCGGGGCGCGCAGGTTGCTGGCGCAATTACAACAACGTCAGCTATGCGTGGAGCGTTTCTTAACCCAGAAAAGCAGGCACGTGCAGAGTTCCTTTCAATCATTGGAGGTAAGTGATGCCCGAGACTGATGGAGTCCAACCGCTAGCACAAGTCCCCACCGGCACAGAGTATGTAGCTGATACACTTCCTGAGCTTCTGGCGAAGTTGCCTGACGGCGGCACATACGAGTACTGGCAGGTGAACGTCACAACAATCCACTCAGACCCTGACACAGATCACGAGGGCGGCACTATCTGGAGGGCCAAGACAGTTGGATAACATCCTCGACATTCAGATGCAATGTATGCAGGACAGTGAGACCTGGTTTCCAGAACAGGCTCATGATCTCGTCTTCATGGCTCTTGCTATGGCTGGGGAAGTAGGCGAGTTCTGCAACGTCCTGAAGAAGATCGAACGCGGTTCTTTGGAACACGATCCTGAGTCACATCTAAGCCTTGCCATGGAGCTTACGGATGTGTTCATCTACATGGCTAACATTGCAGCTGTACTGAATATCGACCTTGGTAAGGCCTACGACCAGAAGAGGGAGTTCAATGCCGAGCGATTCGGAGACAGGGTTCGAGCCCGTAACACCGGAAGTGATAGTGCAACTGAGGCAGGAGTTCTTAGGGTTGTGCAGTCACCAGATGGAGAAGGGTGAGGAGTACGAGGTACCTGGTGAGACCCCTGGTTGGCTCAAGAATGATCTGTTCAAAGAGCTGTTCGAAGAGCTAGCAGATTGTACCAACTGGTCTATGCTTCTATTTATCCGCCTTCGAATCATACAGGAGCGGCTTCGTGCAAACGGCGTTGATCTATCCACCAGCCTTGAATCGTCTGTTTCAGGATCAGGATTACCATCTGGTGCTGGCACATTTATTCCGACAGCCGAATTACCGGACTTTCTGTCGGCATCTCCATGGGCACAAGATCCTGGATAACGGTGCAGCAGAAGGTCAGACAGTCAACTTTGAAGACCTAATCCAGACAGCTTGGACGTTGGAAGTCGACGAGATCATTGTTCCGGATGTTCCGAAGGACTTTCGTCGTACCTACAACACTGCACTAGAGTTCGGTCAACAAATTGGTGAACACGTAAAGGACTTCAAGTACATTGGAGTTGCGCAAGGCAAGATGCTGTCTGAGGTCATTGCCTGTATCAATGGTCTGAGCCACCTCGATTACATTACAGGACTTGCTTTGCCTCGGAACATCTGCGACATAGACAAAATGCAGAGATACTTTGTCGCACAGATGGTTGAAGAGAGCTGGCCAGGACGGTTCGAGTTCATCCACTGTCTAGGAAGTTCTAGCTGGCTTCGGGAAGTGGTAGTGCTTACTGAGATCCCTCAGGTACGTGGCATCGATACGTCAATGCCTGTGAAGCTTGGTCTGCACGGTATCACGATAGCAGACCATCAAGGCTACGATATGGCACCAACAAAAGACGACTACTTCAGTATCGAGGACATCGGATGGAACCAGGAGCAGTTCATTGACGACAACGTCCGAACCTACCGCGAGTGGGCTGCGACGCCACCCCCTAGCTAAATGTGAGGAGTGTGATCTGTTTGAAGAGGGCTCGAAGTACGCCGCGTCGTCGATACCCGACGGACTCGGATCGGTTGAGGTGGCAATCGTCGGAGAAGCCCCCGGCTATCAGGAGGCTGCGGAGGGTAAATCGTTTGTTGGCCCAAGTGGAAAGCTCCTCGATCTCGTCCTTGAGCACTACGGAATTGAACGAAGCAATTGTCTTGTCACAAACGTCTGTCTCTGTCGCCCGAGAGATAACGCTACACCTTCAAGAAGAAGCATCCGAGCGTGTAGTGAACGTCTTCAAGCGGAACTAACCGATGCTGACCCTGACTATATCATTGCCCTCGGAGGCACTGCGGCGCATTCCGTACTTGAGTCAACCCTCGGAATCCTTGCTCTGCGCGCTGGTCCGCCGAAGCGCTCCAAACTTTACCCTCGAGCTGCCATCATCCCTACAGTACATCCAGCCTATTGTCTTCGAACCTCAGACGCATTCCCACTTCTTACTGCGGATATCGGGAAGGTAAGGCATCATGCGAGTATCACATGGGAGGCACCCACTTTCCGTGCATTTGAGGGACTTGATGAAGCACGTCGAGTCCTGCGAGAACTGCGAACTAGAAGTGGACCGATCTGTATTGACATCGAAGTCGGATTTGAGAAAGACTCCGATTTCATCCATCCGAATCAGTATCAACTGTTGTGCGTTGGCCTCGGCTATGAACCTGGCAAAGTTGCCGTTGTGGGTGAGTCTCCTCTTAGAGATGCCAGTTTTAGACGAGAGCTGGTTCGATTCCTTTCCGAGCGACAGCTCATTGCCCACAACGGAAAGTTCGACCTCCCTGGAGTAGGTGGAGGCAAGCTATGGTTCGATACCATGCTTGCGTCCTACGCAGAGAACGAGATGCCAGGTACTCACGGCTTGAAATACCTTGCAAGAGAGATCCTCGGTGCGCCAGAGTATGACCTAGACATGAAGAGGTATACAGACAAGGGTGCAGGATTCCAACATGCACCTCGTGATCTCCTCTACAGGTACAATGCCTACGATGTCGCCTGTACGTACGATCTCAAAGATCACTACGTAGCGAATCTATCTCCGGAACTTCTTAGGTTGCAAGACTTCCTAACTACTGCTTCCAACGCTTTGATGCCTGTTGAGAATGAAGGTTTGAATGTCGACGTTGACTACCTGAACTTCTTAACAGACGACTACCTGAAAGACCTAGGCACCATCGAGAGTTCGATTGCAGACATTACCGAGAGTCAGACCTTCAATCCTAGGTCTCCTAAGCAGGTAAAGGAATACCTAGCAGAGCAGGGTGTGAATGTAGGCTCTACAGATGAAGCCTCGCTCAAGCGATTGATCGACCAGAATAGGGTACCAGAGTTCGCCGAGCGCATGCTCGAGCACAGGAGGGAAGCCAAGCTATATGGAACGTACGTTAAAGGAATCCGCTCGAGACTTCACAACAACCATGTCTACCCTACCTTTCTCCTTCATGGTACAGTTTCCGGGAGGCTGGCGTGCAGGAATCCTAACCTCCAGAACGTTCCCAGGGAATCCAAGATTCGCCGTATGTACATTCCGTCACCCGGGAACGTTTTCGTTCAGGGTGACTATGCTCAGGCGGAACTTCGTGTTATGGCTACGTTGGCGGAAGACAGTTATCTGAGGGGCGTGTTCAATGAAGGACGTGACATTCACTCGGAGGTTGCCGAAAGGTTCTTTGGGCCTAACTTTACGAAGGATCAACGAGTCAGGGCCAAAGCCGTCGTATTCGGGCTCGCTTATGGTCGGGAAGCTTTATCTTTGGCTATGGAGTTCAAGATACACCCACGTGAGGCCCAGCGCTACCTCGACGAGTTCTTTGAAGTTATCCCAGAACTCGTTGCGTGGAGGACTGCAGTACAAAACCAAGTCACGAAGGATCACGAAGACTTGGTCACACCATTCGGACGTCACCGTCGTTTCTGGCTGATAACACGTGAGAACAAACGGGACATCCTCAAAGAAGCACTTTCCTTCTATCCCCAGTCAATTGCTTCTGATATCAACCTTTCTGCTCTTATACGCCTTGTTGACAACGGTCTGGGAGTTCGTCTTCCTGTTCACGATAGTATTCTGGTTGAATGTGCTATCCGCGATGCTCAGGAGGTCGCAAGAGAAGTGAAGGAGACTATGGAACAAACAGCAGTGGAAGTGTTTAGTGACTACGTAAAGTTCCCTGTCGATATAGCAATCGGCACTAGCTGGGGAGACCTAGAGTGAAAGGTCAGAAGAGCAAACTCGGATCGACGAGATGGTCGCCGAATGGCTACCACTACACCCGAGTCGCGGCGGGCTGGCAACTTACCCACAGAGTCATCGCGGAAGAGAGATTGGGTAGGCCTCTCAAGGACAACGAGCGTGCAAAGTTCAAAGACGGCGACCGCAAGAACATGTCTCCAGACAACATCGAGGTGTTCGTTACACGTCCTCAGTCAGCCAACAAAAGGATCGCTACACTTGAGGCGAAGAAGGCAGAAATCGACGCACAACTTAAGGAACTGTACGCAGAGGAATCTAGCGCTGCTCAGTGATGTTATCTGCGCGTCTAAGCGGGGTCTAAGCGCTGAGACGCGAGTTGAGACCTCTTCGCGCACCTTACTACGGGCTCGATGGTGAGCTCGTTAGACCGAAAGAGAGACTATGGTTTACAGAATAGTTTCACTGGATCCTGGGACAACGACTGGAGTAGCGATCTACGATCTCCACGACCATTTATTCTGGAAACGCAAACAGTTAGGTCCGGAACAACATCATGAGTCACTCTACATTCTGTTGAACGAGAACTTGCCTCATGTCGTTGTCTGTGAAAACTTCACGTACCAGATGCGCCAGAAGGTCATTCTCGACTCCGTGGAATACATTGGCGTAGCCAAACTATGGGCGCGACAAAACGCTGCTACATATTTTGGCAGTCCTGTAGCCAACAAAAAGTTCTGGGATGACAAGAAGATCAGAAAGCTAGGCCTATGGGAAAGTAATGCGGGGCACGCAATGGACGCTACAAGGCATCTACTACACTACGTGACGTTTTCCCTAAAGGACAACAGGTTCGTAGAAAAGTTGGGAGAGGATTGAGGAGGAGCCCGATCGATGTGATCGTATTCCTAACCCTCTCCCAACACCTTAGATAGACG